GGTACTGGCTCTCTACATCGTCGATCCGCTGTTTCAATTCCTTACGGTCATTCTTCATATCCTCAATCAGTTCCTGGTAAACCTCCTGTACTGACTTCATGGCGTCAGCTTCCGCCTGTTTACGGGTATACCGGAGAGTGAATAACCAAGTCAGGCCACCCGTGCAAAGAGCTGTAATAATCGCTGTAATTATCGTTTCCGTCATATTAGTAGAGTTGAAAATGTTACATTATAGTCCGGACGATACATACATGCGTCAAATAACCCGCCACGATCCCGGCCAGGTCTGCCAGAATATCCTTCCAGTCCCATTTATTACAGGGGGACATTTCATCCCCGTATTCCTTACCCAGTGAAGCACCCAGGGCAAAGGGAACACCATAATCACCCAACAGGGCACATATAGCGTAATTAATTCCGAAATGCTTCCATTTGTCCGTTCCTATTTTCATAATTTGAATCATTGGTTACTGCAAAGGTGGGAAGAACGGAAACGGACGAAAAGGACATAAAAAAGAGTGCCGGGAACCACCCCGGCACAAACAAACCCTAACCTGGGACTTAAACCCAACGGCTGCCTTTTCAGCCGGTATGCTAAATTGTTAATATTAAGGATTAGACAACTTTTCGATGTCTTTTTTCATCATACGTAATAATTGAATCCTTCTTAACACCTCATTTGTTGGTGTACTTTCATCTCCTTTCTCTATTAGGAAATCGATTAGGTCCTCAATAACTTCGATGTAACAAGCGGAAACCGGTTCCGTCTTAGTTTGCCACTGTGTCAAAATCTCGGCACTTTCATCTGTTATATGTGCGCCGTTTACTTCTATATCTTTCATAACAAATCTTTCATTAAACGTTTTTAATCGGTGTAGTCTCTAAGGTAGTGAAATCAATTATTCCGGCCTGCCGGTATATCCCGAGGGCGACTTTCCTAAACCGTTCGTAATTACGTTTGTCAATGGGCGATAACTGCCACCTCTTCATGTCTTTCATCAAATCCGGTATATTATTGGCACTATTATACAGACAGTTGTTTTTACCGTACTCGTGATGAAGTGATACAGACTGAAAATCACCGGAGAAAACAACCAACCGCAAACGTTCAAGTTCAAGGAAAGCAAACTCATTGTTAACCTTCTCCACCTTATAGGCTCTTAATTCAATGGAAGGCGCGCCGTATTCACGTCTAACGAAAAATAGGATATCAGGATTATTTGTATTCATTTGGCACCTCCTTTTAAGTCTTCTAATTTAATATGTGAAATACTTGTTATACTTTCCAGTACCCCGTCGCATACACTTTTAACCCTTAATCCGCGGGAACCGTCTTTCTTGGGTAAATTCAGGTGATAATACGGGCGATTCCTCCAGAATGTAATCCGGAAAATCCAGCCACGAACTTTAAAAGTAGCATTGCTTATTTTATAATCAATCTGTATCAGATCACCCGGTTTAAATTTACTTTCTTGTAGAAACATTTCCTGTATTTCTTCCTTTTCCTTCTTTATTTCCTCAATCCTTTTATCATTGTTTTGTAATTGAGTAAGTAACACTTGCTGATATTCAGTATATATCATTCGGCACCTCCTTTCTTTTCTATCTGGGGACGCTCTGAAAACCTATATATTCTTTTAACCCGATAAATGAAAAAATAGGCTACAGGCTTGTCACAGCCGTTATTATGTGTTTTAGTGTCCTGATCTATATGAATAAACCCGCTACCGGAAGATATTTTCAGCGGCATTGTTTTAGGGTATTTCTCGTTCAGCTCCTTTACCTTTGCTTCCAGTTCAGTTTTAAAAGCATCAAAGGAAATTTTATCAGGGCAAAGCGTGTTACCAAACTGGTTTGCAAACTCTGCCATTTCAGCACATTTTCGATTCTGTGGTTTATATTCGTTAAGCTCTATAAAATAAGATATCATTTTCGGCCTCCTTTCCTCGCTTTCTTGGCACGACACACACATATAACTGCACCAATGACAGCCGGTGGATAGATAAAAGTAAGACAGAAACAAGCGATAGCAGATAAGTAATAAGCCCCAGAAGTTGAACAAACAGTACATTCATGTTTCGGTTCCTGAAAATAACGATGTTGGATTGTGTTTACGTCCGTGCTACCAGTACGGAACGAAGGTACATAGCTTGTACCGGATTGAAATTCATTTTTCATAACGGTGTTAATTTTGACTATTTTACATGGGAAAGGCGGTTACCATTTCCCCTAATTCGTCAAAATTAACACCGCAAACCGTCCGAAGATCGGGTTATAAGTTTAGGGAAAGGCAACCGCCTTGTATTAAACAAGCACTTATCGGGCATAAAAAAAGCCCGTTATTTATTCGAGCCAATAACCGAGACTCACCGGACCGCACCAGCGGTGTTAACTTTGACAGGGGCAAATGTCGGCATTAAATTATGAACAAAAAAAAAAAAACG